CGCGTACACGCGTACCACGCGTACATTCAGCGCGTACCACGCGTACACGCGTATGCGGTAACAACACGCGCACATTCCGCGCGTACACGCGTACCACGCGTATGCGGCTAATGTATACGCGTACGCCCAGCGCGTACGCGCCACGCATATCACGCGTACAACGAGTACAACGCTTGCGGGTGTGCGGGTACGCGATCGCGTACACGCGTAGGCCATGCGGGTGATCATACGTCCGAACTCGCGCGTATCTACAATCGCGTACGTCACTGCACGTCTACGCGCGTACGCCTACGCCGTTGAGTCTACGCGCTCGATCAACCGCGCGTACGCGCGTTTTACGCCAACGTCAACACGCGTACACACCACGCGAATACGCCACGCGTACGCGCACGCGCACACACGCGTACACGCCTATACTGACTCGCCGCGCGTTCTCGTGCGTAACGCGCGTCTGCTCCCTAATACGCCAGCGCGCCAGCGCGTCGTCGCGTACACGCGTTCACACGTACGCACACGCGCGTCATCGTACTCGCGTACCTATCACGCGCGTCTGCCACGCGTACACGCGCGTCGCACACGTACGTACGCACGCACGTACGCTCGTACACAACACACGAACACGCGCGTACGTAACACGCGAACACGCGAACACGCGAACACGCGAACGCGCAAACACGCGTCATCGTACACGCGTCATCGTACACGTACGTCGACCACGCGTACACGCGTACGTCAATCACGCGCACGCGCGTACGCACGCACACGCACGCGCGTAGACGTTGGCACGTAGACGTAACGTCGTTGACACGTCAATACGTTTTCGCGTACACGCGCGCAATCTGACGTCTACACGTCAACGCGCATGACTACGCGTTTTCGCGTTCGCGTACTCGAAAAAATGTTGGAGACGCTTAGCAGAGCGCCCGAAATAAAGGGTTACCTTCTCAATCGCCAAAACCCATTTACCTTAAGATACAACTTCTCCGGTTTGTACAAAGCATCTGAGTTCTTAAACCTTAATGTCTTATTTCTCCTCTTTGTACAAAGCGCAGGCGCAGAGATCGTCTGCCTCGGCGCTTCGCGCCGGCGACGAAGCACGCGCCAAAGCTCTACTTTTCGCGCGTCGGTATTGTTCATTAAACAAAGAAAGAAATGATACAATAGGTGCTATGAAGGATCGTCTCCCTGAAGGTGAGTGTGTGTATCTGCGCACGTTGAGCGGAGCACCCCTGAAGGCCCGCGCCCGCGCCCTGTCTCAGTCGGGTTGGTCGCTTGCGGCGATCGCGGAGGCATTTGATCCGCCGCGGCAGCGTTCATCTGTTCGCGCGTGGGTATTGTCAAACGTGCCCGCCCCGGACAGCCAACCTCCCCTTCCTCCGTCTCCCTCTTCTTCTCTGTCTTCTAGTTCATCAATCATCGCGCGTGAAAGTTCGGTTTCTCACCTTCCGCGAAGAAGAGTTCCCCGCCGTGTCTTCGATCCTAAGAATCCAAGAATCAGCGCCGCGCAGAAAAAGAAGATTTCTACCCTTGCTCCTCTTGCTCGCAGATATCGCGCCCGCACCGCACCAGGCGGCACATACGCAAGAGCAAACGCCGAGCTAACCGATCTATGCAAGAACCTGTACTACTCGGGAGCGTCCGTTCGCGAGCTGTCTCTTGCCGCTGGAGTAACCTACCGAGCAATGGCTCGCAGACTGGGAAGATAGAAATAAACATGAAGATCATCTATGACATTTATCCGGCGAAGGCGATGGTGTCTCCGCCCAAGCGAGAGTCCGACACGTACGAGTTTGCGACGATGACGCTGACCACGAACGTCCGAGACTCCCGCCGGGTTGAGGACGTAAGAATCGTCATCACCGAGGCAACCATTATGATCGCCGCGGATTCGTCCTCCGGGCCGATGCTGATCTTCCAGGAGAAGTACAATCCCGAAGACGCAATTCTTGACAAGGATAAGAAGAAGATCTCCCGACTTCGTACGGTCTCCGGAAAAACAATTATCTTCACGAAGGACGAGTCAAGTTGCGGTTGCGGCGGTAGACTGCGTGCGTGGAATCCGTATCGCACCGTGTATTCCTCCAAGGACCCGGTTGAATGAACCAGACCCTTGAGTACGTGATTCTTTCCCTTGCGGTGTTTCGCCTCACGAGACTAGTTACCACGGATACGATTCTCGAGAAACCTCGAGAGCTGATCTGGAGAAAATCACCGCCGGAAAAGAATGGAATCGGCTATCTTGTTACCTGTAATTGGTGCACAAGTATCTGGGCATCATCACTGGTTTTTAGTATGTATAAAATAGCCACCGAACCGACGATGTTTGTTTGCAGCATACTTGCTCTTTCAGGCGTGGCCGGAATCATCACTAGCCGCACTGAATAACTGTATGCATACATATTACGCAGACAGGTCGTTTAGTTCCGTTATCAGAGACACTAGGAGAATGTAGTGGGCGTATTCCGCCGAGACCAAGTACCACCAACCCGGCGTACGGCAACACCGCCGTCTCGGGTTATCCAACCGGTAGCTCCGGCTGGATTCACGTTTGCGGAATCAGCACCGTACTCAACTCCTCGTGCTCTGACAGCGGCTGCGGCTCAGGTTCGTATGAACGACAAGGGCGAGGCTGAATATTTTAAGAATCGCCGTCAGTCTACGTCCAGTGCATGGCAGGGCGAGGCCTGGGAATACTACGACGCAATCGGTGAAATCAAATATGCGTTTAACCTCGTTTCAAGCGTTGTTTCCCGTATTCGTCTATACGCGGCAGTCGTAGACAATCCTGCCGAGGCGCCCGTTCCTGTTCGGTCTGCAGGCAACGTCAATGAGCGGCTTGGATCCGCCGCCGAGAGGGCTCTATCACGACTTGACTCCGCGTATGGTGGTCAGGCTGGTTTGCTACGAGATGCCGCTCTTAACCTCTCTGTGACCGGCGAATGCTATCTCGTGCAGATGCCTGCCCGTCCCGGTACTGGCCTTCCTGAGTCATGGGATATTCGTTCGGTTGACGAGGTTCAAATTGACTCAAAGAACAACTACGGTATCGTTCCACGCCGTGACTATCTTCCCGGTCACAACGCCGGTGCATCGAGCAGCAGTAAGAACAACAAGGGCATCATTCCTCTTCCAGGGAACGCATTTGTTGGACGTATCTGGCGCGCTCACCCAAGATTCTCCGACGAGGCGGATTCGTCACTTCGTGGTTTGCTGGACCTCTGCGCTGAACTTCTGCTGTTAAACAGAACCTTCCGTGCAACGGCGCGTTCCCGTCTGAACGCTGGCGCGCTCTATCTTCCTGACGGTTTATCGGTTGCCGCATCGCCGGATCCGAACTACCCGTACGACGATGAAACAGATCTCGATCCAGGGTTTACTCCCGAGGAGGCAGCCGACGAATTTGAGGATCAGCTCATCGACGCGATGACAACTCCTATTCGAGACGAAGACAGCGCAAGTGCCGTTGTTCCTTTGATCATTCGTGGACCTGCTGAACTTGGCGACAAGATTAAGCAGTTCAAGTTTGAAAGAAGCTTCGACCCCGCGTTGGCGGCTCGTTCCGATAGAGTTCTTGAAAGAATTCTTCAGGGACTTGACGTGCCGAAGGACGTAATCACCGGTCTTGCAAACGTAAAGTATTCAAACGCACTTCAAATCGATGAGTCGCTGTACAAGTCACACATCGAACCGCTGATGCTTTTGATCGCCGACGCGCTGACGGTTGTCTATCTTCGCCCCTATCTCATCGCAAATGGATTTGCACCTGCGGACGTTGAAAGAATCTGTATTTGGTACGACCCATCGCAGGTTGCAACTCGTAACGACAGAGCGGCAGACGCAGAGTCTGGCTTCCAAAAGATGGCGGTTAGCTTTGATACCTGGCGTCGTACGCACGGATTCAGCGAGGCTGACGCACCAAGCCCCGAGGAAGTTGCTCTTCGTATGATTATGGAGAAGGGAGCAATTACTCCCGAACTTACCGAGGCAGTCATTGGCGCAATCGCTCCAGAACTAATGGAATCGACAAGACAGTCGCAGCAGGCAAGCAGCGTCGCTCCGGTTCCTGATGAACTAGCGCAGATGCTGCAAGGCGGACCGCCACCTACCGGAGCTCCGCCAGCACTTGCTGAGCCAGGCACAGGAGTACCTACACCTGTGCCGCAAGATCAGCTACCGCCAAACTTAGTTGAACCACCGCCACCGCTCTAGAAAAACACAGAAAGCAGTTAAGAAATGTATGATCAAATGAACCCAATTGGATACGGAACAGGCGACCCAGCGGTCGCCGAGTGCCTCGCTGATTCTCTTGGCAACGCCGTTGTCATGAGCTTTAAGGCGCAGGGTCATCACTGGAACGTGATGGGCCCTGACTTTTCACAGTTTCATAAATTCTTTGGAAAAATCTATGAAGACGTCTATGGTTCAATTGATCCACTCGCAGAAAACATGCGCAAGCTTGGCGCGCTAGCTCCGTTTAGACTTGCTGAGTTTGCAGCACTGTCGAGTGTTGAAGACATGGGCTGTGGGTGCGATGCGATGATGATGTGCGCAGATCTCTACGCTGCAAATGAGGTCATGCTCAAGTCGCTTAACGAGTGCTTTGATACAGCGTCAGCAGCAAAGCAGCAAGGCATTGCAGATTTTATTGCTGGCAGAATTGACATGCATCAGAAGTGGGCATGGCAGCTTCATGCACATATGACGCCGACAGGCGCAGACTTTTTAGCCTGATTAAGTCTTCAACAGAGAGAAGAGTAACCCAAATGAACATGCAACAAAGAATCGCCAGAAAAAAAGCTGACGCTATTATTGCATCTGCTGTGATTGAAGAAGAGCAAGATCTCGCAGACGCTCTAATTGAAATCGTAGAAAAGCATGGCAAGTTCAATAGTGATGACATGGGAGTTTGGGCTGGCTATGAAAGTGCTGCAGAAAACGAAAATCGCGAGATCGGAGTTACATGCGCGAACTGTATTCTCTACGAAGGTGGGTCAACCTGCAAGATCATCGATGCAGAGGTTGAACCTGGAGGCTATTGTAGATTCGCGCTAATTCCTGACGGAATTGTCACGGGAGCAAGAAAAGAAAAGTCTACCGAAGAAATGTCGGTTAACTGTCCGTTCTGTGCAAACGGTTGCACATGCATGACAGGTCAGTGTAACTGCCCACCGACGTGTGGTTGCGGATGTCGAGGAGCAGTTGTTATTCTTTCAGCGGCGTCACGTCGCGCACCGAAGAAAGATCGTATCTACGGTTCGAAGAAAAACAAAAAAGGTTCTGCGTCAGGCGGAAAAAAAATCACCTTCTCTGCGAAAACAGAAAAGGCGCTTTCAAACAAGGTTAAAGAGCATAACGAAAAAGCTCCGGCAGGTCGCAAGGCAACGCTCGGTCAGCTTAAAGCTGTATACCGACGCGGTGCTGGCGCGTATTCAAGTTCGCACCGTCCTGGAAAAACTCGTGATCAATGGGCAATGGCTCGTGTTAACGCGTACCTCAAACTTCTTAAGTCTGGTAGACCGTCAAATCCAAACTATAAACAGGACAACGATCTACTGCCAAAGGCGCACCCGAAGTCAACAAACTCTCTCGAATCAATTACCGCCTCCGCTCTTGCTGAAGCTGAATTATTCGTCACGCTTAAAGAAGAGAACGAGTACCAATCTCCAGAACATGCAATCGTTGCATTTGCTGAATACTCCGGTCTTGGCTACGAGGCGATCCCAGCGTTTCGTGCCGCTTGGATGAGAGCTGTTGATTCGCACGAGGTCCCGTTCGAGAGAGCAAGAGAGTTGGCGATCAGCCTCTACTCGAGTAGAGACGCCGATCTTCTTCCAAAAGAATTTACTGACCCAGTGACTGCCGTTACGGCGGCGTTTCCAGGAGGAGACGAGTGGCGCTCTAAAAAAGCAAAGCTGCAGCTTCGCGATAGAAAAGGTCGATTCATCGAGATGGGTGGCGGATTCACCTGGAGCT